AGATATTAAATAATTAGTCAAATGGCAAGACCAGCTAAATACAAAACACCAGCAGAATTAGAGCAACAAATACTCAAGTATTTTAATGAAGTAAAGAAACAAGATTCAGTAATAACTCTTACAGGATTAGTTTTATATTGTGAGTTTTGTGATAAACAATCCTTTTATGACTATGAAAAGAAAGAAGCGTTTACTTGCCTTATAAAAAGAGCTAGGACAATGGTTGAGAAATCATACGAAGAAAGACTGAAAGGAAACAATGTAGCTGGTGCTATATTTGCATTAAAGAATATGGGTTGGCACGATAGAACAGAAGTAACAGGAGCAGACGGAAAAGATTTATACCCTAAACCAATACTACCTTATGTTTCAAGCAACAACAGCAACCCACAAACTATCAAAACTGAAGAAAAGAATTAGAGGAATTGCAGGTGGTACTTCAGCAAGCAAGACAATAAGCATACTGTTACTACTAATCAATCAATGCCAAAGAGATAAGGAAAAGAAGTTGACAAGTGTAGTAAGTGAATCAGTACCACATCTTAAAAAGGGAGTTATAAGAGACTTTAAGAACATAATGCAACAGCATAGGTACTGGAAAGATATTAACTGGAATGCTACAGACTTTGTATATACCTTTGAAACAGGCTCACAAATAGAATTCTTTAGTGCAGATAACGGAGATAAGCTAAGAGGAGCAAGACGAGATAGATTATTCATTAACGAAGCCAATAACGTAGAGTTTGAAGCCTTTAATCAATTAGAAGTTAGAACTAAAGAAGTTATATGGTTAGATTGGAATCCGACAACGGAGTTTTGGTTCTATACAGAGGTTAAAGATAATGATAGCTTTGATACAGACTTCCTAATACTAACTTATAAAGACAACGAAGCATTAGATTTACAGATTGTTAAAAGTATAGAAGCTAGACAGAACAACAAGAACTGGTGGAGAGTTTACGGCTTGGGCTTATTAGGAGAGATAGAGGGCTTAATATACAAAGACTGGAAACAAATTGACTCAATACCACACGAAGCAAGACTAGAGAAAAGGTGGCTAGACTTCGGCTATACAAACGACCCTAGTGCTATTGGCGAGGTTTATTACCACAACGGTGGCTGGATACTTAACGAATTACTATACCGTAAAGGAATGAGTAATAAACAACTAGCAGACTTCCTAAACGCTTTAGAAAGCCCTGAAACAACTATAATAGCAGATAGTGCAGAACCAAAGAGTATAGACGAGATAAGCAGTTACGGATTAAACATAGTAGGTTGTAAGAAAGGTAAGGACAGTGTTAATACAGGTATTCAGTTAGTACAAGACCAACCAATCACAGTAACAAAGCACAGTATCAACATAATCAAAGAGCAGAGAGGTTATATGTGGGCTACTGATAAGAACGGTAAGGTATTAAACGAGGAAGACCCAGCTTGTGCTAATCATCATATGTCAGGTGTAAGATATGCTTTAGGAACACTAGGACGTATAAAACAAGAAGAAACCTATTGGGATAGAATGTTTAAAGACGAACTACACCCAGAGAAGATTCAATTTAATAAAGGAAAATAATATGTCAGACTTCAACTTTAACCCAAACGAGATAATAAGTGCCAGACAAAGGTTTGGCGTACCACCCAAGAAGAACCTAGAACCTAAGCGTGATGAGTTAATATCTAAGATAGTAGGTAAGCCTGTATTACAGTCAGACCCTAGACTATTAAAGGTGATAATGAAATATAAGAACAATAAGCCTTTAGACAGCAAGACACCAGACAACTTCCTAGAGAACCCAGCATTTGTTAAGGAGTTAAAAGAAGTATTAAATACGAGTTTATGAAAAAAGAATACAAACTAATGCTAGAAACATCAGGAACTAAGTATAAGACAGAGGGTGAAACAATGCTAGAAGCTATGCAAGCTATACCTTTGGCTTGGAACAAACTTAAAGCTAAAGGCGAGATAACAGTTATGAAAGGTAAGCTAAAGTACACACATCTATTCTATCTTAAACCATTAAGGCGTATACTCATCAACAAGACTACTAAAATTATGTGGGCTAAGAGATTAGAAATATTACTTGAGGCTACTAAGTAAATTTAACAAATTATAAAAATCGTTTATAAGCAGTATCCCTACGGGAGCTAAGTTTTTTAAACGATTCTTAGCAACCATAGGGGTACTACTTGTACCTCTATTTTTATGGAAAATATATACGACTACATAACTAAAGAAACAAACGCTTATCTAGCTCCTATACAGCTAGAGAATAGTGCTGGTATATCTAGTGGCTGGTCTTGGAGTATGTTAGAACATCTAACACGCTCTTTTTTGTATAAGAACTCACAGTTTGAGGAGGAGAACGATAACAGAACCTTACGCCCAAATAAGAATATAATCCTAGCTATAATGAACGTAAGCTATCGTACAGAGGGTTTTGATGTTAAAGACATTGAATTATATGTAAATGATGTTCACGAGGCCTATAAGTCAATGCTAGTAAGGAAGTTTCATAACAAGTGGGCGTTAGAACAAGGTATAGACACTTTCATAGACGAAACAGTTGAATCATACGCTGATTATGGAGGGGCTTTAATAAGGAAGTCAGAGGAAGCTAAACCAGAGGTAGTTGATTTAAGAGATATAGCGTTCTGTAACCAAAAGGACTTAATAGCTAATCCGTTTGGTATTAGACACGCTTTCACTCCTGCAACACTAAGACAACAAAAGAAGTGGGGATTAGACGAGAATGGTGCAACAATGGGTATTGAGGACTTAATCCTCTTAACCAATAAACAAGATGAAGATGAGATTGAAGTGTTTGAAGTACACGGAACTATGCCTATTGAGTGGCTAGAAGATGAACCTAGCCAAAAGGAGGAAAGCGAAAAAGATGTACAACAAATTCAAGTCGTAGCTTATTACAAAGATGATAACGATACAGAACAAGGCGTAACACTATTTAAACATAAAGAACCTAAACTACCTTTTAAGCTATTAAAGCGTGATGATATTAAGGGTAGAGCATTAGGTCGTGGTGGTATTGAAGAACTATTTGAAGCACAGGTCTGGACTAATTGGAACGAGGTCAAGGTTACTGAAATGCTTGAAGCTGTATCTAAACAATTAGTAGTTACAGATGACACCACTTTCGCTGCTAAACACCCTGCTGGACTTAAGAATTTAGAGAGTATGGAAGTGTTAGGAGTTGGAGAGGGTAAGACTGTAAAAGTACTTGATAACTACCCACGCAACTTAACCTTATTCAATGATTCAATGGAAAGGTGGAGTCAACAAGCTCAGACTTTAGGAAGTGCTGGCGACCCATTACTAGGCGATACACCACCGTCAGGAACACCATTTAAGTTATTTGAATCACAAACAATAGAGGGTAAGGGAATACACGAGTATCGTAAGGGTAAGATAGCTACATTTGTAGACGAGATATATCGTGATTGGGTATTGCCTTATATCCAAAAGGAAGTAGCACAAGACCAATCATTCCTAGCCGAGCTATCAGCAGACGAAATGCAAGAGATAGCTACACAAGTATCAGAGAACCAAGCTAACAAGATAAGGAATGAACAAGTTATAAATGGTGAGTTACCAACTGATAGAGATGAATTAGTACAAGAGGAATTAGAAGGATTTGTTAAAGGTGGTAACAAGCGATTCTTTGAGATATTTAAAGACGAGATTAAAGAACCATTAAGCGTACTAACGAATATAGCAGGTAAACAAAAGAACCTAGCTTTGATGACAGATAAGTTAGTGAATGTATTTAGACAGTATTTAGATATGCGTTCAAAGGGTGTAGACACAGCAGGATTAGATGGCTTATTAAATACAATATTAGAAAGCTCCGGACTATCCCCAATTATGTTTAAGCCACCACCTATGCAAGCACCAGAGCAACCACAACAACAAGTATCAACCGAGCCTTTAGAACAATTAGCAGAAGCAAAATAATATGGGTATAAACGACAAAGTAATTAAAAACACAATAGCAGACAAGATAGATGCTCAACAGCAAGAGAGCAAAAG